GTCTCTAATAACTTCGGTTGTACCAGGCGATACTGTAGAACGCAAGATAACCAACTGTCCTTTCTTCATGCGAGGAATAAGAGTATCATCAACAAAATTAAAAAGGTCATCAAGGCGGGCATTACCTTCTCCATCAACTGGTGTACCAATCATAATGGCGATAACGTCGGAGTCCTTGATAGGATCCGCCCCAGTGGTAAACTCAACTGATTTTTTAGCGAGGCACTTGTCTAATAGTTCTTTAGCATCTTCTTCAACATAAGGCACGTTGCCTTCATTTAGTTGTCTTACAATATCTTCATTAACATCAATACCATAAACTGTATGTCCGGCATTCGCAATAACTAATGAAAGAGGGAATCCAACGTGGCCGCCAGCACCAATAACTGAAACAATCATCTTAACGTCTCCAATAAAACATCTTCTAAATCATTACAAGTATCTTGTATAGTATGATTACACATAACATAATTATAAGCATCATCAATCTTTTTATTATTCCGCTTATGCTTACGGAGCAATTCCATTAATTCTTCTTCGTCATTATATGTGGTGCCATAATAGCACATATCTTTCGCACCGGCAATATCTCTCGCATACCAAGGCACCTTATTCATCATGGCCTCTAAAAGGACAAGACCAAAACCTTCTTCATACGAATTCATAATGTAAGCATCTGCGGCACCAATAGAGAATAATACCTCTGTCTTGTCTTTACCGAAGAAACATTTTACATTATCTGTTTCCTTTGGCATTAATTGTTCTTCACCATATCCATACAAATGAAGTTCGGCATTAGGAATATTTGCTTTAGTAAATGCCTCTGCTAATGGTGTCATAGCCTTGTGCGGCCAGAATCCACCTGCGGAAACAAATATTTTTTTGCCTGTTGAGTTTGCTCTTTGATATTTGTGAGGAACAATACCATGTCGAACACGGCGACCTCTATCCAACACACCATGTTTTTTGAGGTGGTCGATATCCATGCTGGTAGAATAACCGAGGAAACGATGGTGTTTTAATCCGTGAACACATACATTACTATCACTCGGCTTAATAATCAAATAAAGGACTGGTGATTTCATTTTATTAGCATTTATATGGACGATATTCTGTGCCTGAACATCACCACCATGAACGATGATAAGGTCCCACTTTTCTGCTAATGAATAGAAATCATCCAGAACCTTTACACCGTTATAATCACCTTGGTTTGTAGGTGATAAAACAAAAACCTCATGGCCTCGTTTAAGCATCTCTTCGGCCATATTAGCAACATAATATTCACTACCGCCAGGATAAGGTGCGTAGCGGTGAACCACAAATAATATTTTCATTATGCCTCCATAACAAACTTATCCCACCATTCGTAAAGGTTGTGTAAGTCCGTATATTCATTAGGTATATCATTTTTAAAAGCAGGACGTTCTATAATATCCAAGTATTCTTGTTTACCAGCAGGTGAATCCAGATGTTCTACATATTTAACAACATCGTTTAGTGTCTTAAAGTTATGGCAATTGATGAAGGCACTTGTATTAAAATCACGGTCAACCGTTGGTGATCCCCAATATATAGGCATCGTTTTTACTTGTAAAGCATTAAACAATTTTTCGGTTGTATAACCTGGATAAGAACCATTCTCAAAACAAATATTAAAACGATAGTTATTAAGGAAGTCTAACTTATACTGTAGTTTATCCCTAGGAAGAACCTCACCCATATTGTTTAGATGTGGGCCAGCTGAGTCAACACCTTTATATGTATTAGTTAATCCAAACATGGCATTTCGCATTTCTTGCCGAGGATTAGAAACAACAAAAGAACAAAACTTTCTTGTATCATAATCCTTTTCATAATCATGTTTGAGACCAACTAATTGGTAATAATTGTCCGTCCATTTTTCCACTACTGCACCATACATGTCGATAACATATAGTGGTAAACGGTAATGCTTTGGACTATTCTCATGGTCGAATGTCATGGCAGCAAAACATTCATCATAGTTTGGCCTTACATTTTCACCTGTATAGAAAATCTTTTTAACATTACTACCATACTGGCGATGTGATTGACCGAAGTTTCCATCACCATATATAAGATACTCTGGGTTATCATTTGTTATAATGATATCGTAATGCTTACCCAGAGCATGTGTAAAGAAGTTTATTGCCGTTGTGAATGTATCGGCAAAACCAATACGAAGGTTCTTGCGGGACATTACTTATACCAGAAGAAAGCAGAATTTGTAGATAGATTAATTGGTGCTGTGATACCATAATCGGAACGAAATTCATTTACAGCCTTACTTACTGCCTCAATAGACGAATAATCATGGCCACAGAATAATCCACCCTTCTTTAGTAAAGGATAATACTTTTCACAGTCCATATATGTTGCTCCATATGAATGATCGCCATCAACAAAGATAAAATCAAACTCTGCCTTATCAGTAATAGACTTAATCTTATCTGCGGCATCGGAAGATGTTTCTCTAATCATCTCTACTCGATCACCATATTGCTTTAGGTTCTTTTTAGCAACCTTCATGAACTTATCTAAAACATCTTGTGTAATCTCACCATTCCAATCATCATAAGCCTTGTATGGATCAATTGTATATAATTTAATAATGTTAGGACATTTATCTAATAGAAATGCGGTTGACTCTGCACGGCAGGTACCAATCTCTAAACCTACAACATTCTCACCAAGTCTTTTAACATAAGGTGCCAGTCCTTTTACTGACACCCAATCGTATGGCCATTTATCACCAAGTTCACTAATCGTCATAAAATCTTCATCAGTCAAAGCCATCTTTAATCTCCAAACTTATTTGTAAATAATTCTTTCCATTCAGGTACACGGTCCCACTGGTGTATTACCGATACTTTATTTCCGTTTGCGTAAACTTCATTATTGATTACATTATATTCTATTTCACGCACAAATGGCAAGTTAATATTTGGATTTGCTCTATATGCTTCACCAATACCACCTGAACCGGCCTGAATAGCAGGTAAAGATGTGCCAGCATGAACGACCCAAGCATCAGAAGGATTACTAAAGTTGGTTATATTAGAATATACATCCGATTGTAAAAGGACATTTAGTGCCGCTTGGTCTGGACCACCGCCGCCTGGAACATGTGGATTTAGTCCACGACAAATCAACCAAACATTTAGTGCCAAGTCTCTCATAGCATTTCTTGTACCAGCAATAACGCCAGCACAATAGATTTCATTATCACCATATGTTTCAAGGAAATACTGACCGAAAGCCTGCTGTAGATTATTTCTTCCCCATGGTTCATCTTTATACTTTAGATTTTCCGAACCAACAAGTAAATCGTCTGTAAGATTATTGTCTAACCAGTTTGATGGATTGTCCTGAAAGATAACATCTCTAACATCGGTCATAACAACACGATTAACAGGTTCACTTAATAGGTTTAGAAAACTATAAAGATGGAAGAAGCGGTCAACCATAACAGAACCACGGGAATTATCATGGGAGAATCCGGTTTTTTCATCATACTGATTACAACCAATCAGCATAAATCCTTCGGCAGTAAGTTTTTTTACTGTCTCGGCATCCATGTTATAAACAATCAGTGCCTTGTTTCCTGTGAAACCTGATTTCTTAATAGAGTTGGCCCAGTGTTGTATCTGTTCCCATCTATATCTATCTACTACACCTACAATTAAATCTTGTGCCATGGAAACTTTCCTTCATAATACTGATTGTTTATTCTATTACCTGTATCGAAAAATTCTTTCGTAACCGATTTAGGATTGCCATCTAAACGGTAGCAAAGTGTATGCTTACCATTTGTACCATACTTACAGTGATCTTTTACTGAATAGAAATACTGACGATCTCCTCCCCATCCGGCATGCCACGCATGACATGTCTTTTGTAGAAACTCTCGGCGCCAACAGAAGGATGATGTATCAATTAAATAATGTTTACCGTAAGGGCCTGTGCGAGACATAAAAATCTCCCACTTACCTAAACTCTCACAATTATCATCACAAAGGTATTCTTTTGTTGGTGAATAAATTTTACGAAGAGAATAGGAGAAATCCAGATTTTTCTTTTCGATAGTTTCGATTAATGATGAAACATGGTCTGGTTCATACCAATTATCTTCATCTAAGAATAACATATAATCGGAGTTTAATAGATGTGGCATAGCAGCATAGATACGATGGCCGTAGAAACTACCATTAGTCTTGCCTGTGTTTTCTGGAAGAATAAGAACTTTTACTTTATCTTTAGGAGGTAAACCAACTTGCTCGAATACACCGTTGGCGAATTCTTTACCATCAACTACAATAAGATGTTTAATATGTTTATAGGTTTGTTTCTCAACACTATCTAAGGCATCTTGTAGTTTTGATGAACCAATAGTGGGAGTTATGACCGTTACGGTCTTTGGAGTATCTTCTATCACTAGCTTCATAATAACCTCATAAAGAGAGGGAGGGAACTTGTCCCTCCCGTTTGTTTTATTTAGGTGTCATCGTATCAGCGATTTTCTGTAGTCCCTGAGTCCACGCTTTTGTGCCCTCAGTGAGTAGTTGTTTGGTAGTCTCCTGGACACCGAACGGATCCAAGATGTCGATCTTCTTCGCCTTCTTCTCTTCGGGAATAAAGCGTTCAAGAGCAATTTTAAGTAAACCATTGGCTAACTCCGCGTTCTTTACAACTACAGTATCCGCAAGGGTGAACTTTCGAGTAAAGGCACGGTTAGCAATACCTTGATAGAGATAATCTTTCTCATCGGCATCTAAACTACCGGAAATTGAAAGAGTATCATCCTTTAATTCGATATCAAGGTTGTGCTTGCCGAAACCAGCAACAGCCATCTCAATAACGAAATGCTCGTCATCAATCTTCTTTATATTATATGGAGGATAGGATGGAACCTTTGGCATGGTCTCTGCTGCTTCACGGATTCTTTCAAGAACGGTGTCGAATCCAATTAGTTGTTTAGCAAGACCTGTAGGAATACCAAAGTTATCTGTGTTAAATTTATAGTTTGTCATGTTTGTCTCCTTTTAAGCGAGATATAAAAACGATACCTTTTGGCTATCGTCATATCATTATATAGTATTTGTTATATGTTTGTCAACCTATTCTCCAATATGTTCCATCACAATAAACTGGTGTAGAAGAACCACCTCCACCGGAAACAACGCCGCCGAAATTACTGGAAATATTTCCGTTAGCATCTGCTACGGTCATATTGGAACAATCTACAACAAAATATTTTGTTCCTCTTGGTGTGGATCCAGCTGAAGGCAATTGAGAAACCAAATGATTATTAAAATATAAGGATGTTACATAAACTCTACCGTTAGCATCTGCACTAAACTTTGATGTTCCGTTTACGCTAAGATTAATAAGTCTTGAATCACTATTAGCACCAAAAGGTGCCGCAACATTCATTCCAATACCGGTATAATTATTACCTGTGTTAACCCATGTTGCTGTTAGATTTGCTATTGATACTGTCATGTTGTCACCACTGATGCTGTTAAATTCATTGTTGGATAATAATCTTCGTATGTTTGTATAGTAATATACTCACCTGTGTCGGTTACTACTGCGTTTGTAATACTATCTAAAGAAGGATATGCGTCTAATCTACTATCAACATACACAACGGTAGTATAAGTATATCCTGATGTTTGTCCTACTAATGTTTGGCCTGGTGATACAGAAACTCCTGGTGTTAGATTTCCAATAGTTGCTACTGCGGCACCTCCACCAACTTGGGTGAAACTCATTACGGTACCCATAACCTGCTGGCCTATAGAAACCAATTCGCCAACTTGTAAAGCACCGAATCCACCACCCAATAATCTTTGCATTATACCAAGACCAGCACCCATACTACCTTGACCTATTCTAACATTAGGTGATCCACCAATTGGAATAGGAAATCCTTGAACGTGTGGTATAATACCTAAAACGTCAGGTGCTGCTTGACTTATAATAGCAGGAATAGCAGGTATACCACCAATCATTACATTATGAGATAAAACATTAATAAGCATACCCAAAAGATTATGAGTATCTCTATCACCTTCTAATGCTGGCACCAGATTATTAATAAGAACATTGGTACCTAATCCAAGACCTGGAACGGTGATTCCACCACACATTCTCATACCAAATTGTGCTACAAGGTGAATTGGAAAAGTCATGCTTTACTTTTTTCCTGTTTTCTTAGTCGGTACCTTAGGCGGCGCCTTTGGTGGAAGTTTAGGTGGCAATTTACTAACCTTACCAACCTTTTTTGGTTCAATTTTTCGGTTATCTTCCGCAACTTTGATAACAATAGTTGAACCTTCAGAAGAAACACCTGTTGAACCCATACCGCCTGTGCGGTTAGTTTTCATACCAGGTCTTGCTGCGGATTCTACGATAGAATACTTAACGTCCTCGACCAATTCGGCCTGTGCGATACGGTCACCACTACTGATAACAATCTGGTTCTGTGAGATGTTATGAACCAGAACCATCACCTCTTGGACGTAATCGGAATCAATAACACCTTCAGCATTAGCAAGAACGAGGCCTTGCTTCAAAGACATACCTGAGCGGGCGTGGAGGCGCACGGAGTATCCTTCTGGAATATCCATGATGATACCAGTAGGAACAGCAATACGGTCTCCAGGTTGAATAACAATCTGGTTATTCATAGGTCTTTTAAAGGGCTTATTGGTTGCCGTAAAACCTTCGTATGTGTTATTATTATAACCTTGGAAGGACAAGTCGAAGCAAGCCGATTGTGCGGTTTGTTTTGCAGGGAGTTTAACCTGCGGATGTAATCTAAAAAGTTTCAACGTAGTCATAATATACTCACTTTCTATTCTTCAGGATACCTTTTCTTACCTAATGAATACTTGGCAACCAAGTTC